ACAGAATAACTACCTCGTGTATATGAATTTAATATAGAAGGTGTTGCATTTTCACCATATTTTATCTCATATCTATCATATTGAAATACAGCACTACTCTCTATCTGTGTTTCACCTTCACGTACAGAAAATTGTATTTCACCCAAATTCTGTATCCACATATTTTAGTATTGGATGACAGTGTGAACCGTACCAAAATTGTTATATATTATGATGCTAGCATCTGTTACATAATCATTAGCATCTCTTGAAGGTCTTTCTTTATTATCAGCTATGTACAGTAACCAGTTAGCCAATACTTTCCAATTAGCAAATTCAACATCTACGGTAAAATTTATATTGAGAGGTTCAAACATGACCTCGCCTATATGGTATTGTACATGTTTACCTTGCCAATTGAATTGTGTATTTTCAAGATTCATGCTAGGCAGATTTACGTTGTATATATTAAGGCGTAACTCATCAACAGCATGTAATGAACTTTCTGATGGTATCTTACCTATAATAAAGGCGTATTCTGTACTTGTGGCTTTTGAAATTGAGATAGGTGACATTATATATTTTCTCCCCAAGACTCATAATCCAGAATTATTTTTGCTTCCTCATCGACACCAACTATTCTAAAAGCAACTGTTTCTGATGGTCGTTCATCCTTAAATATCTCTCTTTCAGGGTCATCTCTATCAGTAAAAGCGTCTAAATCCATGTAGTACCTATTGACAATCTTGCCAAATGTACCACTATCACCAAATCCTGTTGTTCCCATTCCTGATGTCCAACCAAAAGCCGATGTTCTACCAGCTGCCATTTCCCAATATGTTTTCCAATTTTCACCAACGCCAGGTTCTGTAGCAGCCGAACCATCACTGTTGGCAATAGCATGCCAAAAAACACCATCATTGAATACAACAGTTCCTGTTGTGTATGGTGTATCCAGTGTCCATTGATTATTAAGAATTGTACCAGTAGCCCCTCCAATACTTCCAATAAGTGCGACTGTATGCAGTTCTGGTTTGAATATATACGTTTGTACAGTGAATGTGATATCCCACTTGATTACACGGGCTTCTTCTTCACCTACATCATCCGTCATAACTGGTGAACATCCATTACAAATGACTTTAGCATCAAATCCTATATTCATTTCAGGAATGACAATACGAATAAAGGCATGTGGGCCAAAATACGGTAATATCTGTTCAAATATCTGGTCAATATCAACCATATGTAATGACCACACATTTACCGTAAATCCTATATTCCAAGGCATAGCATTTTTAGCAAACGTGCCAGTCGTCAATGTATCACTAACAGCTATTTCCTGAAATTTATTAGTCAATCTTGTTGTGTCGAAATCAATGCCTGTAACATAAATTGAGATAAAGGGTAACATTTCTTCACTTCTACCACTTTCACGTATCCATAAGTAAGCCTTTGATTTCGGGCCAAATCTTACAGGCACCTTGTGCCTACCATAAACAGTACCATCAGCATGATATCTTTCAATATTAATATCATTGAACATATCCAAAAATTGAATAATTGTTCTTCTTATACATTTATAAAAATAATAATTGTCCATCAGTTGTCCTCAATCAAAATACCTTAAACTCAAAATTTAAGCCACTAGAGATGCATGCATTTCTCTTTGCCATGTTTTTATCAAAATTTGACTTCAATGTGTACATACTTTTTACCTCAATGACCTTTTTTTGACTTTTTATATAAATGTCTGGAAAATATCTATGCCTCTTTCCTTCAAATATATAATTTATAGACCCAATCTCATTACTTATATCTGCGTTTTCAACCAAAATATCATTTTCATTATATATCAATAATAATTCATCGAGAGCTTTATCTTCATATCCTTGTATATTTATTATACGTCCCGAAGGTAATGTGTATTTTTTCCATTTATACCCATTGGGTATTTCAGCTCTTTGAAGATTATATTCAACACCATATTTTTCCTTCATTGTTTTTTTTGATAATTCTTTTATTTCTTCATTCTGAAATACGTTTTCAACACCCCAATTTTCAATATTCGATAATTTCTTTTTTTCTTTTACATCATCACTCTGATTGGGACTTTCAACACCATATTTTTTAAAACTCGTTTCTATGGATTTTTGTTTGTACTCATCGGTCTTAGTGTACCATTCTCCATATTTTTCAATCTGCGTCTTTCTTATCCTTTCTTTAACCTCTTTAGTTTTTGATGGTGAAGAATCCCCATATTTTTCCAAATTGGTATGTTTCACTATTTCTTTTACTTCATCAGAGAACATAGGATGTTCAACACCGTAATGTTCAATATATGATAATCTTCTTTTTTCCACCATAACTGGATTTTTAGAAGGATTATTATCACCTGACCATTTTCCTATTCTGTTATCAGATAACTTTTTTCTTCTTCCTACACAATCATAATATCGTTCACTGCAACACCACTTACCTTTTTTTCCTATTTGATATAAACCTTCTTTACCACATCCATACTCACATATGTTCATAATAAATTCCTCCTAATCTTTATATTTGTATTTAGAGAAATTTATAAATTCTTGTGTCTATACCTGAAAATCATTACCAAATAATGAAAATTTATTATCAACCAAATCCGTAAATACTAGTATCAACCCCATCATAAGCACTCAAAGCATCTGAATCTGTTTGAATTTCAGAATTGTCACCAAATGCTGTAATACTTGGCGTATCCGTCTCTGGAAACCTTTGAAAAGCATTTGTTGGGTCATACAAATCATCAACATCCATAGAAACATTACGAGCAGATTCTGATTCCTCTGAAAATCTGTAAGGAATCATATATAATGAATACACCAAAGACCTTAATTGAAAAATGGCTTGGTCTTCGGCTGTATGTATTATCTCAAATGTTCTACCTGATAAAGTTGTCATAAATGGCAAGTCTCTATAATGAGGCACTATAATAACATCACCAACAGTTGGGGGTCTTGTTGTGCTTACATCCCTTCTGTATACGCTTTGGGGTATGTGAGCAACAATTTGGTCAGTTGCCACCATACCAAACATACTATATATTGTTGGAATTTCACCTACCTCATATAGTATTTTTGTTGGTTTTCCTTCCAAATATTCTATATCTTGTGTTTCTCCATACAAATAATCAGATGTAATGCTCAAATCTTTCTGATGCCATATACATTTTATTCCACTTATATCAGTAAATTCGGCTGCTATATTTTCAGCTAACTGATATTCAGGATTAGTTATTATGTTATATGTTTCTAATTGTGGTTTCGCAGACCCTATATTTCTACGTAATTTCATATTCTCTCCGTTATAAAATAGCCAAAATCAATTCCATGAACTGTAAATCCTTTATTTTATTTACTGCCTTATACACTATCATACAAATAACTCCAATTTGTTCTTTAGAAGTGTTTATAAAAAATTTATAAATGAGTTCCAACATCCAGAAATCCTTATTAACCCAAGTAAATTCCTAGCCCATCCCAGCATTCTTCGCTGCGTAATGCTTCATCAAGCCGTTCAAGGTCTGCCTGTCCTTCCTGTAATAAAGTATCTCCATCCAAAGCCAGGCCAACATTACTACCAACAGCAGAAAAATTAGCAAATTTTGACCTTACTCTACCAAGACTTACTTTCGTCAAAGCTGTTGCGTAGTCCAAGAACCAGCTATTTTCATACATATCCTCTGCTGTTCCTTCAATTTGATATGTTCTCAATAATATATATCCCGGCGTATTTGTTACATATACAGCACCTGATGGGCCGGCACTTGTCACCGTTGTTTCAGCACTTGATGGTGGTGGAGGGCTAATTTCTAATTGATTTGTATATCTATGATATTTAAAATTATAAGAATCAACAACATATCGTCTAACTGTGTCTAAGAATCCTCTGGCTATGTGATATGATACTAAAGTGTAATCATCTCCACCACCTCTCATCAATATTTGGTCAAACATACCCATTTGATATAGGTAATTTTCAATCGTAAATAGTGTATGAATAGAACCTAATGTCTGTACATTGTAACTCAATACATCAGTAACACCAGAAGGTAGGTCATATATGGTCTGACCACCTCTAAGCAATAGA